TGTCTCCTTCATCTCCTTCATCTCCGTCTAAACCTGGATCATCATGGTCCAGTGGCTCTCCTCCTGTATCAACTACGTGTGGATCTGCCGTATCTACTGCTGGTGCTCCACCAGTGTCTACATATTCTCCAGCTACTGTTTCAGAGGTATCACCTCCAGTTTGTGCACCATCTGGTGCGTCATCATCAGAGAAAAGGTCATCTTCGTCGATGAGGCCTCCCTCTTGAAATTTTTGTACTTTCATATTATTCTTATTTATATTAACATATTCATATAATACTCTAAATTATCTAGAAAATAAAGTAGATTATGCTTTTTTATCATCTTGTGACCCCGTCCGCATCTCGAACCTTAGGTTGTTTCTCTCCAATATCGCAGTGCAATAGAAGTGTGCCGTACCATTAGGCTTGATTGTAATTGTCTGTAAACCAGCTGCGTTGAAGTCTTCCTCGTCAATCAGCAAGTAATCTTTGGTAAAGGAAACTATGGTCTCAACGTTACTATTATTCACAATATAAATATCATGTAAACTTCTATTCACAAGCGTAGTCCCCAGCCATTTCTCTATTGCAATGTAAGCCTGCGCTCCAGCATCCCAAATTTGCATGGTGTGCCTGTTCTTGAAGTCGGGAGTAAACTGTGATGTCAGAATCTCAGATACTTCAATACCGTTATCAATATAATTATCTCTATATGCTCTATAGCCCTTTGTTCCCATTATGTTATCTTTTTAGTTAAAATCTTTATGTTATTATATAGCCTTTCTATAGCCTTATTCTCTTTGATGGAGTGCCCAAGATCCAGACCCTCAAGTGCTTCAATGTAGGCAAGAAGCTCCATAGAAGTACCTCCCTCAACCTCAAACTCTCGTATATCACCTGAAATGCCCGCTCGCCTAGCTACAGCATATTGCAGCGCAGCTATTTGTTCGTAGCCTCGGTCAATGGCGGTCCATATGTCTTCTATTGTAAGCATAGTATTAACAGTTTAAATTAAAGTCCATTCCATTGCACATCTCTCTAGCCGACTCAAGAATTATCTGAGCCTTCTCGTACATCCCATTTTGGAACATTATGCCCGCAGCCAGTTGCTTAAGATTTAACTTTTGCCAGTCCATAAAAGCACATCCACTCTTTCCAGCGCAACTTACATCAATTATCTCCTGCAATATTGCAACTCTCAACTCCTCTGTAATAAGTACCTGTGAGTGGAGGTAAACTGAATTAGATTGTGGTGACAAGTCAGATGTCTCATTTAGGCTAAACAATATCTCCTCATAATTAACTTTGGAAACCTTTGTTAGCGCATTATGTATCACATTACCTTCATTGTCAGTAACGTAGCCATAGCCCTCAGCATCAATAAAATATACACCATAGGCATTAGATTTGAATATCTCCCCTTGCCTAGCATAAAAATTCCCATCTACGATCGCGCTTCCTTCGGCCAAGTCTTTGTAAATAATGTGGGTAAAAGAATACCACCCATCTAAGTAGATTTTTTTATTACATACATTTGGCAATGTATCAACTTGAGTAGGAAATGAACGTCTTGACTGCACTATATACTGATTGCTGCCCTTTCTCAAAGGCCCATAACCCATACGCGAATCAGCGTAGTTTAGTACATCTATTGTGCCGTTATACATTTTTATATCTACAACAACATTTTCCAGAAAGTCAACGTCTTTTATATCAACGCCGCTTGCTGCATTAGAAGGGTCAAACGTCAAGACTGGTATATTATTCTTATTAAATATTCCAGTCTCCTCCGCAACCACAGATGAGAACATTTTATTTTGATAACCTGATGAGCCATTATATGTCAAGATAGACAAATATGTGCCCGTGGTTATATTTGGTACTGAATCGTACCGTATATTATTAACTGAAAAGTTTACTATCTTCTTGTCGGTATCTCGCAAGTCTGAAAACCAAACGCTAAGTGACTCTTTATCAGGGTCATTCTTTAGTATATCATTAGCAAGATCTCCGCTGGTGTCCTGCACCAAAATGTTTTCTGTATTCATTATTATTGGTTTTTAACTTCTTTACTACTATCTGGTCCATAAAGCAACTGCTCACGCTCAAGCTTCACCAGCGCCTCTTTTACTGCTATCTCTTTGTTCTTAGCATCGGCCGCCTTCTTATCCTTTCTCTCCATCAACGACAACTCTTTCTCTTTCAAGTTAAAGTCATTGTCTGCTTTCTTAGTGTCCAGATCAAGTCTTCCTTGCAATTGTTGCTTAGCATTATTCTCAAGTCTTCTAATCTCGCCCTCAAGCTGCTTCACCTGCTTCGCTGACTCCTCAAGCTGCTGCTCAAGCTGTCCTATACTCTGCATCTCTTCTTTCTTCGCCGCCGTAGCTTTGCTTAGCATATATTCAATCTCAGCGATAGACTTATTATTAATTATCTTAATTAGTACATCAGGATCTACTACACCCATGCTCGCAAATTCCTTAGCCAACGCTTGGATCTTCATGAGCTTAGCATTCTCAATACCCGCAGAAATAACTGTAACTTTGTAATCTGTGGTAGAGAACTGATCGGGCTGTAATACAAAAGGAATCATAGCAACTCCGTTTTTGTATATACCGCTCAATTTCTTCTTCCTGTAGGCATATTTTATATTATCTAAGGTGCCTTGAACACTGCGGTTAAGCAGCCTGTCAACTTCCCTAAACATTTCTAAACTCAATATGGATACCTGGTTAAGTCCTGTTCTCACATTCTCCACGGCATCTCTCTCCTCTATAATACCAAGAACTTGTCTAGGTACACCACTCGTTATATCTGCCTGAACCGCTAACGATTCTAATATGGCATTGATTGATTGTATTGTATTGCCGTCAACAGCTGCATTAAACTCACCATAGTGTTGAAATAGCTGCGCTCCTTCTTCAGTGGGGTCTATAAGTTCAATACCCTGCTTTCTAATGGTAATCCACTTAGTCAGCCTGTCCATAAACTTTTTGCCCAGTGCCTTGGGAATTGCTGCAGTATTCACACGGGATCCGCTAACCCCAGAGTGTGCGATTGCATTATTTCTAAAGAACATTATGATATCATATAGGTCTTGCAACTCTCTCATGGCGCTAACCAAAGAGTGAATCACTCCTGTTCTAGAGGCGTTGATTGCCCCATCATATGATAACTTAGTTTTCCACGGCTCGTCCTTTGTTCGAGGCGCTTCATTACATCGGCGACCTCCAATATAAATATCTGGGCCTACTCTGTATACTTCGTATCTATCCTCTCTATAAACATGGCCACCTTTACCATCTGATATCTTAGACGACGCAAGCCACTCAACATGAAATAGATCCACAAGCTCTGTGTTAAGGGCTCCAATACTCTCGTCTGACCATCCTGTTTTAAGAGGCATACTATCCATCTCAAATAGGTTATCAGATTCCATTATAGTATTAGCGTCCTTTGCACCTACTTGTATGTTATATGTAGACAATGAAGAATAAGAAGAGAACAACTCCTCCGCTTCTTTCTTTGTTATTTTATTACCTAATTCTTTTAATATATGATGAGGCGATACTCTTTTCCTATTTACTACAACACTCGCTCTCTTTAAATCTCTGTCTCTTCGCGGTCTGTTAGTATATACTTCTTCAGGTAGGGCTATCTCCATCTTTGGATCTTTCCCCTCACCTAGGTATAACTCTCTAACGTAAGCTTCTCCTGTAATGAAAAAGTCTTCCGCCGCATCTTTTTTAATATTAGCTAGATCTATTTCAGCATCTGTCTCTATAAGATTTATTATATGCTGCGCTGCTTGCTCGTAGGACGATAAGAAATCACTTGAGTATTTAGTAATAAGATCCTTAAAAAATATCTTATTCTCTTCTGATATACCCTCTGGTTTCTTTTCTTGAGCTGGCTCATTACCCTTTGCCTGTTGTTGTTGCTCGCTAGCTGCCGCATTATCAGACTGTTGTAATGCTTTATCAAACTTATGAGCTAGATCTTTAATTATAGCCGACGCCTTCTCTTTCTTTGCGCCTTCAATAGTTTCCTTATCTGTGTAATGAACATTAAATGTAGGCTCACTTAATAATGTCAAACCAACTAAAGCGTCAACTCTAGGCTTGATAATATTAGTAAATCCTAGGTCTATAGGGTTTTGCATACCATAGATATCCTCTAGGTACTGGAAATCATCCTCATCTCGAATCCCTGAATAATAGTTTCTGGCTGATTCAATATGAGCCTTACGTCCCAATGTAGCGCCTATGTAAAGCTTCGCTATATTTTTAAAATAGTCGGGACTATCCTTCTGCTTGGCAGTAGTATATACCTCCTTTTTTACCCCTAAATACTCTTCATTTAAATCATTCATACTCAAAATAATATTGTCGTTTATATAATACTATAAAATTTCCACTTCTATAGTCTTATGAGGAACTATCCACCCATTGGAATGGTTGCTGGCGCTTCGTCATCTCATCCACCTCTTCTTCAGCTATAGACTTTATCTCTTCGGGAGCTGTTGGTACAGTACCCCATCGCTTCCTACCACTCCTATCTTTATAGAAACCAAACTCTGCTATATCTCTGGAGGCTGATCCACTGTGATCTGCTGGCTTTCCTAGGTAGTCTTCATCTGCTAACTCCGCTAATCCACAAGCTACCACAAAGTCAAATCGAGTTCTATTCTCTGCAGAATACTCTTGAGACTGAAGTAACACAGGCGGGTACAATATCTGATAATAATAATCTTCTATGTAATCAGCCCACTTCTGGTCCTGGTGCGCTATAACTGCTTGAGTAGCAGGCGTTCCCACTAACTGACTAGCTTTTATACCGCTAATATTTGATCCAATAGCAATAGACGGGCGCTGTAAGAATCTCCAAAACTGACCTCTCTCCCTAAAGTGCGAGATGATATTAATTTTAGTATATTCTAAATTGACCCTAGCATTATAATACATGCTAAGCTTTAGTATATTTTCATAGTCCCACCTAACATCATCTGACCTCTCGTTATAAAAAGCCACATATAAATTACTGGTACTACTAAATAAGTTATTACTTACCCTCTTCTTGACGGCAGCTGCTAATTTAGATCCCTCAACTAAAGAGTCTTTCTTACCCTGGTCAATACTATCGACACCCATCACGTAGAGTTTATTAAATATCTCGCCCTCTGAATCCTTATCAGGGGGTTCTACAATAATTATCTTCCCTTCAGGGTGCTCATTAAACTCAACTCCCTTAACATTACCGTCAGGATCCATAATATATGTTAACTTACCAACTTTCCACGGCTTTTCTGTAGCTATTTTTAGTTTAGTAAGCTGCTCTGCTATCTTATCCTGGTTAAATATGTTTGTACCACGAATGATAAACACCTCATCTAGCGTAATAGGGAATTCCTGTAGTTCCTGAATGTACGCAACAGGGTCAGATTCAAGATCTTTTCTATGATTTACAATAAGAGTCAGCGCTAAATCAACGTTTGGCGTTCCATAACTCTCCCAAGTACCCCCATATTTAAGGTGAGACGGTATAAATAAACTAGTAGGTCTTCCCCACTCGTTAACTTCTAGTAGATTAAAACCTTTAGGGTTTGTAAATACATCTTCAGCATCCTTATTATCCACAGATCCACCTGTTCCTGTGTATATTACAAAGGCTTTTTTATAAGATCCCATCACAATCCACGATCCTTTTGACTGCCCTATAACGTTTTTAAGCGATCCTTTTGACGGATGTGAAGGAAATGATGCAAACTCCTCTACGTGCTGTAGGTGAGGACGTCTACCCCTTGTTTTGTTGGCATTATCACCATATACAATCCTCCTAAAATCATTAAGAGACCCACGCTTACGTAAATCTCCATTTTTATCATAATATTCTTCACCCGCAAGTAATCTTTTATTACTCTTAAGTATAGTTTTCTGTGAGAACCCAGGATACTCTTTCTCTATAAGATCTATAGTATCCATCGTCTTATCCCACGCTTCTTCAACAATAGGCTCTGATGTAGCAGAAATTATAATCTCTTGTCCATCAGCTACGATATAATACCACGATTCAATAGACGTTGTGATAAAGGACTTACCAATACCCCGTCCAGACATAAATGCAACATACTTCCGTTGCTTATATCCTTTCCACATGATATCAAAGATATATCTATCTATAGTAGAGTACAAAGGTCTTCCAATCTCTGACCCTGCAAGCATGTTACCTTTCTTATCATACAAAGGGATCTCAAACATAAATACAGTAAGCCAAAATACAAACATCGGGTTATAATACTCTTTCCCAACATATACGCCTTCTGTTATCGCCTTAGTAAGCTTCCTGTAGTACAGCTGCATCTCGTAACTCTGCGGGTGCACGTTAGGCTTATCTCTTAATTCAATTAGCTTTTTAGGTAAAGGTCTGTAAACCAAGTAGTCAGAGAGCTTAACCTCCTCATCTCCTGATACTACTCCTTTTATATGTTCAGAAGTCTGGCTAACATCCCACGTACCATTAAAGTAACGTCCGTCATCATCCTGTGTAAGAAATGGAACTTTCGCCTTATCAAATCTATTATACTCTATTCTAGAATTAAACCTCATCTTTTTACTTTAAGTTACCCATTTCTCTAAAACTAGTTGTTCCACCACCTTTAGTCCTACCTTTCGCCTCCTGTCTAAGTATAGTATTCTGTAATATAGTCTTACTCTTCATGATAGTTTCAATCTTAGTAAACAGATTAAGTATTATCGTAAGGTTAGTAGAGAACTTAACCTCTCCCGATCGGGTAGTAGATTCCTCTATAGTAGGCGTAGTATCATTAAGCATGATTGTTATTTCATCAATCTTCTTATTTATAGCCTTTTCTAACCTCGCTTCTGACGTGAGGTTATGCTTTATAAAGAGCGCCTCTGCTTTATCGAATAACGTCTTCTCCTTAGCTGATAGTTTAAGGTCCTTAAAAGAACTCTTCTTAAACACAACCATAAGTACATTCTCCACCACAACAAGCTCATCGAGATCTCTGAAGGGGTTGTCTTCATCTCTAGAGTGTAGGTAGTATATTATCTGGAGTAACTTTGGCCCACGCGATGTTTTGTACAGTGCATGGAGGTCTTCCATTAATACTATGTTAGGATCGAGTACTACCCGATCCTTTACTATTGTAAAGCTTAACATTTATAGCTTTATTAGGTCCTTTGTATTAAACCTGTGCTTATTAATGCACTTGTTATTATCGAACCAGATACAGGTAACCCCTAATAAAATACCTCTCTCATTTCTAATTGCTTGCTTATCAACACTTTGAACAAGCATCTCAGGCTTATTCTCCATTGTGTGTTTAACTGCTACTAAATCTCCAGGGACAAAATACGTCCTGTCTGAATTGTATACTTCCATAATTCTTATTTTTCATTAATTAATTCTTATTTCTTATATAAGATACCGCCTCTTTTAAAACCAAATAATTGCTTGGTTGTCTTAAGCCATCCACCAGATTTTTGCTCCTCTTGCCCTTCATTCCAGTAGTAGCCATTGTCCTGTATAAGTCTATCTCTGCCTTTTGCTCTTTCTTCTGATGGGGCAACATACCCGACCATCGCTGCCAAACCTTTTTTAACCCCTGAAACAAACACATCTACATTACCTGTTGGGTTTTCTCCTTTATCTATGTATTTATCCAGTGAAGAGTAGTCTGGCGTTACTCCTTTTCTTCTAGCCGCAGCCCTTATTTTTTTAAATTCAGTATCATAAGAAGACGCAGCATTTCTATAACCTAGAAATTTATCTCCTAGATAGTTAACAACAGTACTATATCCTCTGGTAGCATTCTCAGTAGCAACTTTATTCATATCTGCTTTCTTCGTACCATGAGACCATCTCTTCCAACTAGACCTAGCATCACCAGTTTGATAGTATATATTACCTCTTTTATCTTTCTTATAATATACCCTATCGTATATACCAACTCCTGCTCCTAAAGGATCTACTCCAAAAGGACTTAGATAATCATTCGTATCAGTCACAGATATAAAAGTGCCTCTTTCATCTTGTCCCATATCTAGTCCATACTTGCCTAGCCCCTTGAATCCGTTACCTTTATACCCTCCGTAACCAGTTTGCATTGTTCTACCTGGATGTGAAGCTTTAAATTGTTGTAGATCAGAAAACTCACTAAACAT